ATATAGAACTAATGGAGATCCTAGAAGGTTGCGAATTGCTTATAGTCTAGATAACTCTACTTATACTGATGTCCCAATTTTATCTTCAGGTATGACTTATAATGCATCTCAGGGTGGCCACAATGGTGGGACAAGTTTTGATTTTAGTAGGCATGACGATAATGAAGTAGATTTAACAGCTTACGGCTCTAATGGAAACCAAGGATATAGTTCTATACAAGGAGGAACTAATTGGACTTCTGCTTATGGTGGAAGTGATTTAACATTAGTATCTGCAAGTACTACCGCACTTTCTGCTCCAACTAAAGGTGATTTAGTAATAATGCTGGAAAATGCTAAAGGAACTGCAACTATTAACACAGATATTAAAGGGTATGTTTCAAGAAATGGAGGTTCAAATTGGACACAAGGAACTCTTGTAGATGCTGGTGGTTGGGGTACTAACAAAAAAACATTTGAATTTCATGATGTTGACATTTCAGGGCAACCAAGCGGAACAGCTATGCGTTATAAAATAACGACACATAATCAATCTACAGCAAGTAAAAATACCCGAATACATGGAGTTTCTTTAGGATGGAAATAACATGAGTGGTCATCATCCACCAGCACCACAAAGTATAATGGAAGTAGAATCCGTTTTAATGCTTGTTGAACGCATCGGACTTCCTGCGGTGATTATCGGGATTATGTGCTGGTACATATTTAAGACACAGCAAGGTCACAAAGAGGAAATTATTCGCTGGGAAGAAAAAGATACTAGAGGTGACGAAAGATTAATTGATGTAATCAAAGAACAGAATAAACAGAACAGTATAA